ACACGACGCAAGCTCTGGCGCTTATGCTGGTGGCGCAGGCCGAAGGACAACACCCGGCCACCATCGCGCAGGACTACGACATCATCCAGGGCCGAGCAGCCCGCAAGACGCACAGCGTGATGGCGCGTTTCCAGGCGGCCGGCGGCAGCGTGCAGTGGCACGAACTGACCGACGCCAAGGCGTCCGCCACCTTCGCGCACCCGCAAGGCGGCAGCCTGCGCATGGAGTGGACGTTCGAGCAGGCGCGCAAGGCTGGGCTTACCGGCAAGGACAATTGGAAGAACTACCCGCGCGCCATGCTGCGCGCCCGCTGCATCGCCGAGGGCGTGCGCGCCATCTACCCGGGCGCCATCGGCGGCCTGCTGGTGGCCGAGGAGGCGCGCGACATGGCGCCGGCTGCGCCGCAGCAGCAGATCGCCCACAGCGCCGCGCCGCAGCCGGTCCTCGAGGAATCGCTGCTGTCCGAGGCCGAGGCCGCCGCGCGCCAAGGCGTCCAGGTGTACGCCGGCTGGTGGAAGGCCGCGACCAAAGACCAGCGCAAGGCCCTGGCCGGCGAGCATGAGCGGCTGAAGACGATGGCCGAAGAAGCCGACCGCAGCCGCGCGGCGCCGGCCCTGCCGCCCGCAGCCCCGGCCGCGCCCGCCGTCGAAGGCGGCGACGAATGGGCGGCGAGCTACGAAGCCGCCGAAGGAGTGACGCCGTGAGGGTCGTCAACTGCGAGCAGCGCTCGCCGGAGTGGTTCGCCGCCCGCTGCGGCCTCATCACGGCAAGCCGCTACAAGGATGCCCGCGCCACGCTCAAAAACGGCTCGCCGGCACAGTCGCGGCTGGACTACATGGCCGAGCTGGCGCTGGAGCGCATCACCGGATCGCTGACTGACCGCTTCGTCACGCCGGCCATGCAGCGCGGCACAGAGCTGGAGAGCGCTGCGCGGGCAGCCTACGAGGCCGACACTGGTGAGATCGTGTCCGAGTTGGGCATGTGCCTGCACGACACGCTGGCCTTCGGCTACAGCCCCGACGGCCTGGTGGGCGACGACGGCCTGATCGAGATCAAGTGCCCGTCGAACCCGTACAAGCTGGCACAACTGCTGCTGACGCGCGATATCAACGAGTACGCCGACCAAGTGCAGGGCGGGCTTTGGATCACCGGCCGCGCGTGGTGCGACGTGCTGATCTATCACCCCAGCATCCCGATCAAGCCGCTGCGCGTGGCGCGCGATGCCGCCTACATCAAGGCGCTGGAGGCCGATCTGCTGGCGTTTGCCGCCGAGGTGGACAGCTACACGGAACGGCTGCAAAGGCAGGTCGCGTGAAGCACGCCAATCAACCAAGTGGCCAAAGCAACGAGATGCAAGCCGCCTGCCCCTTTGGGTCAGCTTGAGCGAGTAGTTCGGCCGGGGCCGGAGCGAGGTGAATTCAAGGAGCGACGATGAGCGTGAGGGGTGGGCACATGGCGCGGCAACAGCCCGGACCTGGGGACGTAACCCGAGGCCCGAAAGCGGCCGGCACGTACAGCCGGCAAGACCGCGAAGTGACCGAGGAAACCCGCGTTGGCGGCCAGCCGGCGCGCGTTTTTACTGGCGAGCCCTGCGGGGCTGCTGGGGCGCGCGACGGTGCGGACGACGGTGCGCTGCGTGCCCACCACCTGACGCCCATCAAGCGATGCAACGGCTGGCACCTGTACGGCGAGCCGCGCTGTGAATGGTGCTCGTGGGGCTACTAGAAGCCTAACGTTCGAGCTAAGCTGCCCGCCGTAGGCGGGTCAGCTTGAGCGAGGGGTTAGGCATCACTTTGGGAGATTACCGATGATAGTTTTGGACGAACGCACGCAGGTAAAGAACGCGATACGGCGCTGGGTGCATATGTATGGCCTAGACGGCACTTACCGTGACGATAAGCGCAGTCGGCGCGTTGGCGCTGAACTGATGGCGCTTGACCAAGATACGGCCACAGCCGCAGATGTGGCCGAGATCATCGGGAACTCATCTTGGGTGTGCGAACGGGCTTGCGACGAATGCGGTAAAGAAACGTGGGAAGTCGTCAGACTTGGCGAGCCGCCGGGCTACGACAGTTCCACAGCCTGCGTTTGCAGAGATTGCTTGCGCGCCGCACTGCGGCTGCTTGGTGATGCCTAACGTTCGAGCTAAGCTGCCCGCCGTAGGCGGGTCAGCTTGAGCGAGTAGTTAGGCAGCGCCTGGTGGATAACAAACCAAGGATCGAAGATGAACCTGCATGGCAAGATCATGAACATTCCGGCCAAGACGCCGCACGACTTGGAAAAGGCCGATGGGCTTGTGCATGCCTACCGACTAGGCCACCGAGATGCCCGCCATGCGGCGGCAGAGCTTGCACTGAAGGCCGACGCATTGGCCGAGGCGCTGCGCGACATGCTTATGCACATTGGCAAGGGGCGTGAAGACGGCGTGGAGTGGGTTTGCGAGCCGATCCACAGCGACGAGATAAAGGCGGCCCGCGAAGCGCTGGCGGCGCTGGACCGCTGAATTGGCGCTGCCTAACGTTCGAGCTAAGCTGCCCGCCGTAGGCGGGTCAGCTTGAGCGAAGGGTTAGGCCTCTGGCTCCGAAGCGAAAAGGACTGACGATGACAACGCAACGATTCCACCTCGGCGCCGTACTGAGCATGACGACCGGCAAGCTGCTGTGCCAGATGGACGACATCTACAAGATCGCGCAGCACCTCGCTGGCGAGCCCGTATGGACGCACCAGCTCGGCCGCGTGATGACCGAGAGCAAGCCTCACTTGCTGGCGCAGTTCCCGGCGCTTGCGGCCGTGACTGGCGACGAGGTGACGCCGGAGAACTTCGCGGCGTGGCTGTACGAACGGATCGGCGAGCACGGGGAATGGTTCGACGTGGAGCCGATGCCCGAGCACGCGCACCAGAGCATTGACCCGATCAGCGAGCTGGCTGAGAAGGTGCACCCGGACCGCATCCTGACGGTGGGCCACTAGAGGCCGAACGCCAGGTTAAGCGGCGGCCCCGCTTGACCTTTCGATAACCACAGGACGGCCGTGGGCCGTCCGCTTGAACCGACAGTTCGGCTGCATGCCGGGAATGACCACGATGATTGACTTTGTTTCGACGCGCCAGACCACTGACGCACAAACCGCCGCCTGCGCGCGGCTGCTGGCCGCAGTGATTGCGCAGGCCATCAAGGACGCCTGCAAGCCGATGACGGCCGATGAAAAGCGCAAGGAACGAAACTTGGACAGCGAAGCGCAGGAGGCCATCCAGTTCCTGTTCGGCGCCGACTCGGTGTTCCCGCTTTATGCGAGCCTGATCGGTAGCTCGGCCGAGGCGATCCGCTTTGCGCTGCTGAACAAGGCCGAAGACATGGTGCCTGCGGCGAGCCGCGGATTCAGCGACATGGACCGCCGCGTGTTGAAGGGGCGCATGCGGTGGCGCGGGGAATTCATGCAGCCGAACGTTCGAGCTAACCCCGACAAGGAGGCGTGAGCCATGAGTGACGAAGCGAACCCGAGCAACAACGCCGACGCAGGTCGCGGGTTGAGCGAGGGGTTAGGCGCGCGTAGCCGTAGCGATTGGGCGTTGCGAGCGCTTGGGGCTGTGCAATACACCGCCGCCGTGGTTTGCGTGTGGGTGACGCTGCGCACGATGCACCCGGGCCTGATTGAGTGGTGGCAAGCCGCTGCAATGGGCGGAGTGTCTGCCATCGTCGCGGCGATCTACACGCGGCGCACCTGAAAGCGCCTAACGTTCGAGCTAAGCTGCCGGACACGGCCGCGAGGAGCAACGATGACAACCAACAGTGATGCCGCGGCCGGTCAGCTTGAGCGAGGGGTTAGGCGTCTTGGTGATGGAAGCAAAGAAAGGACGAGCGCGATGGATACCGATGAACTGAGAGAACTCTGCACGCTGACCGTGGAGCTGACAAAGCTGCGCCAGGCCGAGTGCAAGCACCTCTGCATTGAGAACTTTGCACCTGAGCTGCTGGGTAAACTTATTCGTGAGCGCATGGGACTTGGCGCTGATGCCGCCGTAAGTGTTGACGCTGCGTTGGCCGGTGTTCGGCGGGCTGTGCTGGACTACTACGCCGCGCTGGACAGGCGAGAGCATGGTGGGCAGGCTCAGGACAAAGCGTTTCGCGCCATCGAACATGCGCTAGGCATGCACTGGATTCAAGGGTCGCCGCGCGCCTAAAGACGCCTAACGTTCGAGTTAAGCCGCCCGCGTAGGACGGACGGCTTGCCCGTGCGGCCGATGATGAACCAAGGCGGCTGCACGGGCAAGCTGGCCGGCCGTAGCGGGTCGGCTTGAACGAGGGG